ATCATAATGGACAAGTTCCTCACCGTCTCAGGAAGACCATCAAACATTACAGCATCCGCAAACGTCACCCTCGGACAATCAGACATGTCACCGGATCAAGTACGCGATATCCTCAAGGGTGCATCCAAAACAGTCAAAGAACAACCAACTGAGGCCTCAGAACAAAAGGTAGTCCACCTCGAACAGGACGATGAATAACAGCACTCTGGGACCAAAGATAATACGCCTCAGAGAACTAGGATGGTCATACAATAAAATTCAACAGCAATTAAACTGTTCGAAGTCCACAATCTCCTACCACCTCTCTCCCGGTCAAAAAGAAAAGGTTAGACAGAGAGAAGCAAGACTAAGGGAAACATCACCCTCAGTCCTCCTAATGAAGCGTATATGGCACTTTCAACATCCACGAACCCAATCACCCCCAAGGCAACCGTGGTATCAGCACAAGTCACCCAGGCAAATCAAGAAGGCAATCACTCAAAAGTCCCACCAATTCCAAAAGACAATGACTTTCAACTATAAAGACGTTCACGCAAAATACGGTGACCACTTCCCCTGCGCATTAACAGGTAGACCACTCAATTGGAATAACCCCGAAGACTACCAGTACGATCACATCACCCCAATCGCACGGGGCGGAGACAATTCAATCAACAATCTCCAAATACTATGTACAGAAGCAAACCAGGCAAAGGGACAAATGACGGACGAAGAATTCATCGACCTATGCAAAGAAGTAGTCATCAACAAGGGCTACCAAATATACAAACCACTAGATACGACTACGAGTGGCTAATAACACTCGCGCATCTCTATGACCAAGGGTGGCCTACTCTCAGGCATTCTCATGAATGCAACACAGAAGCACAGGACCATAGAAACATAGAACCGCAGAAGCACAGGACCACAGAAGCTACGGGTGGCTACTAGGGGGCGGATAGGATCAAGAGGGGGACAGGGGGGCGGTATGGGGCTTATTGCGAAAAAAGTTGTGGGGGAGGTGATGATAATAGAGAGATTAGCGCGCTATGACGCGCGCCCCCGCCCCCCCTCTGACCCGCGTCAGTAGCTCGCGCACATTTCCTGATCCGCGTCAGGAATCGTGCCTGGGTGCGTCTCGATAGCGGGCCAGTTTCCGGTTCGTTTTGGTAGGCAAAAGACTTTGAGTCTTCTGCTAGTTGCGATAGTTGCTGGGCTTGCGTCAATATGTGACAAACCGAGGGCAAACTTTGACATGGATTCGCGGCCATGTCCTTCAATCGTTGGCGCTCAATACTTGGTACAGTTGCTCTAATTATTTATTTGCTCAAATTTCGCGAATTCTTTTTTTGCGACTCAAGGGCGAAATGAATTGGCAAGCGATAATCCGTAACATTGCGTTTGCTCTGCTTTTATTCATTCGCGACTTGATAGCATTCCTTACCCTTTTTCCTTCGCAACTCGATAGCCTCGGTTTCATCGATTGTACGCTATTGTAAAATAATGCATAAATGTGTTTGACACATACTACGGAACGTTACATGTTGCTCATATCCAACGGGGCTTTCCCGTTTCAACAACATAACCAAAGGCAAGACAATGAATAAAGTATTATCTAGTACAACGAATGAATCGTTTTTCTTTTGCTCTGATTTGAGCAAAGAAGATTCCCTAATCAACGCGTATATCCTTGAGACCGAGAGAATGTCTCTCATGCATGACAATACGTTTAGGCAAACATTGCGTGCGAAGATTCGCGAACAGAAGTTCGGCCTTATTCTCGGTCACCTATGGATCAAGAAAGCGTAATCAATCAACACACACATAACAAAAAGGACAAGACAATGAAGACTTACGATGAATGGTGCGCCGAGGACTCGGCTTTTTCCCCTACGTCTTACGAGTGGCAGATTATTGCAAAGTACTCCGGCATGACGTTTGACAAAGAAACCCTGACGCGAGGCGAATGCAATCAATTGCATAACCTAATCGACGAGTATGACGCAAAGCCTCAAAGCGTATTCGTAAACGAATCTGATTTCCTCAAGCAAGAGAAGGAAATCAAAGCGATCCTCGCAAGACTTGAGCAAGAAATTTAACCCACACACACACATCATAATGAACAAACCAATCCATCAATCCATTCTCATCGAAAAAGAATTAGGTGCCGTCCCATTGTGGCAAGTGCAGAACAAAGAAACGCCTTCCTTGGTCTACGCATGGGACGCAAAACTAATCGAATTCGTTGGACTCAAGTAAACTACTAAACACGTCAGAACTATACTATGACATACGATATTCTTATTTTACTCTGCCCATGGCTTCCCGTCTTTTGGGTAATGCACCAGTCCATCATAAACGGAGGTCAAGACAATGGATAATTTAACTGAACGCGAACGGGTCCTTCTTTGGATTCTCAAAGGGAGGGCGAAGTAATGGAAACCTTACGAGAACTAAAGCCCCAAGGCTATCATACGCCTAGCCACATCACAGCAGAATTCCAAGGCAAGCGTTTCCTCTTAACTCATTGTAATGACTTTTACACAGCGGAAAGAGTTGCTTGCGATTATCAAGCAAAGTTTCCCCTTGCAAGCTATTACGTCGGGAACGTCTACAACTCAACTTGCATCGATGGCAAGGCAAAGGATTTTCGCGAATTCTACAAAGGAAAGGCGAAGTAATGCCCCTGTATAAAATGTCGGACCTCGCGCCTTTGGCCATGGCCGAAATAAACGCCATTATTCGCTTGGCAACGGAGAAGGAGAAACTGGCGCCAAGCGCGGATCGTGGAACGATCACCGTTAAAGGGAAACGCGCGAGGCGAGCTATGCAACTTGAATTACAATTACAGCAATCGATTAGGAGAAACTAATGAAAAACGAAACAATCACCAAACAACGCGCCGAAGAGTTGCTAATGCTTTGCAAGCAATCCGCATTCGGCCCGAATTCCCGTTGCGACAATATCAAACCGGAAACGGAAGGAGAAAGGGCGAGAGTCAAAAAGATTTGGCTTACGAACCCAAGCGGTTTCTCATCCATTTATTCTACGCTTTGCGAGATTAAGAACGGGAGGGTGGCAGGATGAGCGAGGCAAAAGAGAAACGCGCAACGTTCACGCCGGGACCGTGGGTGACCTCGCGCTCGACACATGGCACTTGGATCGAGTCGGCAAAGGTCAAGGCTACCTGGTCACTCAAGGAAGGGCGATGGGCTGGGCATGTCGTTTCCCTGCCTGATCATATGGAACAAGACGGCATTCAATGCGGTTCGATTGCAGGACAAGACAAAACACAAGGAGAAATCGAAGCAAACGCTCGCCTAATCGCGGCAGCCCCTGAGTTGCACGCCCAATCGAAGATCCTTGAGCGGTTACTTACAGAGCTTGCGATGCAAGGAGAAACGGGGACGGACGAAGCGCTTGACGAGGTTCGCGCTGTTCTCGCAAAGGTAGACGGGGGTGAAGGATGAGCGGTCAACCTACTGAAGAGGATTTTCATGACGCGCTTGCAAACTTTCAAACTCCGGTGCGCGGATCCAACGACCAGGAATATCAAATTTACCTTGATTGCGCTGATGACGGCAAGGGTGGAGACATAACGAGAAACGGGGAGCCTTTGCTCACGTTTGACGAGTGGCTCGCAAGGTAACCCTTTTGTTCTAGTCCTATGCCCTCGCGGGGCGGGATACCTCGCGGGGGCTTTTTATAGGGCTTGAACGGAAGGAGAAACGGCCCAAACCGTACCCTCCTGAGTGAGGCCGGATCTTTTGCCTGGTTACGCCTAATCCCTTAAGGCACCTTAAAAGCCCTTTGCTACCCTCACACGGGTATTGACCCTCTTTTTCTACCAAACGCACGATTAGGTGCCTCTATGGTCACGCATTGTGCCTCTTTGAAGCTTTCTGTAGTCCTACCATGACGGTTGCGAAGGAGAAACGGGGGATTCTTCATTCAATCTGCTTGGAATGTGAGTTGTAAAACGCCCTACGCTTTTGTCGAACTCCGCAAGGACATATCCGGTTTCCCCGTTTCGATTCTTCGCGAGGTGAATTCGGATGATGTCCTTGGAAGGAGAAACTTCCTTTTCTTTGCTGAGTAGCATCACGCAATCCGCATCTTGCTCAATGGACCCGGACTCTCGGAGATCCGACAATGCGGGTTTGCGGTTTTGTGCTTCCAGGTTGCGGTTTAGTTGGCTTAACGCGACCACGGGCAAGTCAAGCTCCAGGGCTTGTGCTTTCATGCTACGAGAAATCGCGCTCACTTCCTCATGGCGGGAGGAGAAACCGGGAGAGGTTAAGAGTTGCAAGTAGTCTATGACCGCCAAGCCTAGTTCTCCTTCCAAGCGTTGTTGAGCGAGAAATGCGCAGAATGCTTCAAGGGTAGATTGGTTATCATCTTTGAATGTAATCGGCCAACCTCGTAACGCTTTGACGGTTTGCTCAATCTTTTGCCTGTCGCTGTGGGAGAGACTGCCTTGTGCGGTTGGACGAGAAACTCCGCTCACGGAAGTGAGTAACCTGCCAGCGCATTCCGGTGCGGTCATTTCGAGACTGGCGTAAGAGGAACGGATTCCCTTTTGTGCTGCTTGGATTGCCAAGTGGATCGCAAGTGCGGATTTTCCAATACCTGGACGTGCCGCAATGACATACAAGCTTCCGTTCTTGAGTCCTCCTTGTAAGTGGGCATCCAGTTTGTGAAACCCCGTGGGGATTGCGGAGACTCCGCCTGCATCGATGTTGTAAAAATCCGCTTGTGCTTGGGTGGCTGCATCTTTGAGAGAAACCTGTCCTTTGCGTTTACTCAGTGCCTTGGCTACGGAATGGGTGAAGGAGGAAGCAACCTCTTCTGCGGTTCCTCCGTCTTTGATTGTGTCTTGTGCCTTGAGTATCGCCAACTCGATTGCACGGTGGTTGCGGTGTTCAATGAGGTAATCAACGTAACGCTCGATTTGTCCACCTCCATACTGCTCCGAAATAAAAGTAATGGAATCCGCCAGTGATGGTTCCGCAATGAGGATGTCTATCTCGTTGCACTTTGGGGCGAGCTTACCGATTGCTTCGAATATGCGTTGCCTTTCGGGAGAGGAGAAATCTTGGGGGGTTAGATGCTCAAGAGCGGTAGCCGATCCTCGGCCCGACTCATCACGCATGGATGCGGCAAGGACCGCAATTTCCGCTAGGTCGTAATCCATCTTAGAATTCGTTCTCCTGTTTGGTCTGCAAAATCTGAGGATAGTTTTGCGGGAGGTAACCGTTCACCGCTAATGCGAATGCCTTGTCCCAATTTACGTAACGATAATCTTTTGCTTCCGCTTGGGCTTTGAAAAACCTAACTGCTTTTTCGTGGTCCACTCCTGCCTCTTCGCAAATCGCTTTTGGTGGATCGAAATCTTCGGGCAGTGGGGTCTTGTTTTTCTTCCGAGGTTTCGGTTTTTGCTTTGCCGCAATTTGCGGCGAATCGGTACTTTCTTGGCTATGTATATTTGTATTCATTTGGAACAAATGACGCGATGCGCGCGAGGGATGCCGCAAATAAGCCGTAATTAGCGGCGATATTGCGGCGCTTGGTGTCATGCCGTGGAGTTCACAATACTCATCCAAAATGGCAAGCGGGACGGGTGCAAAACGGATCCTTTTTTCGTTGCTTTTACACATGATTTAGATCCCCAATATGGTTGCGACAAATCCCCACACCATCCATATAAATACAATAATGGACAACAGGAACAAGCAGTGAAATATAGCTTTCTGTAGTATGTTTTTCATTGTTTTTTTAATTCTTTCTTTAAGTAATCTGTTCGTCTTCTGAGCTTCCGCAGGGCGGTATCCTGGATCTGCCGGACCCGTTCTTTGGAGCATCCAATACACTCGGCTATGTCATCCAAGGTGTAGGTGTAACCAGGTAATGCAAAGGCCATCATGGCCCGTAAATTCTCGTCCATCTCTCGGCTCTTCTTGAGCCTCACCAAACCCTTGAGTGGGTCTTGATGCCCCAATACCCAATTCCGTGCCGTGGCAGCCTCCACTCCGTACTTATCCGCCAAACGGAGGGAGGCTTGCCTTACGGATTCGTCAACTTGTTGTTTGAATTCGGAAAGGTCAGGCTCATGCATTGGCCTTGTTGATCTTCGGGATCTTGGTAATCCGTCCAACCCTACACGTGTTTGTCTTTTGTCCGGTCAACCAAGCATTGTAACTGAGAATCCCACCACGGATGATGTAGTGTGGACTAATCTTCTCGTTAGCCGACATCATGCGCAGGAGGTGGTTGCGGTATGGAAGAATAGGACTACCCTTGGACAAGTCCAGTCCACTGCAAAGCGAGTCAAAAAACTTGTCTGCATTGGAATCCGCACTCTCGTCATCGAAGTCGAACAAGTGTGTCTCCGATCTTCTCAGCATGTAGTGAAGGGTGGAGAATGGTCCTTTCTTTATGCGGAAGTTCTTGTACCACCCTTGACACTTCTTGACGGTCAGTCCCAAGTGCGGATACTTTTTAGCCCACTCGTTGATCTCATGGTTGGGGATTGAAACCCTTGTGCCACCACCGAAACCTTGGAACGGCAACTCACCTACTTCGTCAATCCTTGCCAGCATTGTAATTGCTGAATTCAAAACGGAGACGTTTGCGTGTCCTTCAATGGACAAAACATCTGCGGGATTTCTGCGCTTACCTTGG